GTCTTTTAACTATTACAGGTGGTTTGTCAGGTTCTTGGATGCATTTTGCGGTATCTGTTAATGGGTCAACTGCTACTGTATATAAAAACGGATCATCTGCAGGGACTATTTCATTAACCCCACATTCAACCGCAGGTATTCTTACTTTAATTATAGGTAGATTAGGTCATTTTAATGGATTTTATTTTAAAGGGGATTTAGACCAAATACGATATTTCAACAAAGCAATTTCCGCAACAGAAGTTGGTGAAATTTACGCAGAAACCGCTTGTGTATATACTGCAACTACAACTAATAATAATTATCCTACAACAAATGNTGCATATTACAAATTAGACAATTCAGCAGAGGATGAGAAAGGGAGTTATGATGGCGTTGAAACAGATATAGAATACAAATTTGGTCGCTTTGGTCAAGCTGCGGTGTTTAATGGAACTAACTCTGTTATCACATTAGGAACAAATATATTTAAATATACTAACCTAACTGTGTCAGCGTGGATAAATCCAAATGTATCAAACACAAATGTAAAAACAATATATGGTAATACAAGCTACGTAAATGGTCAACAATTTCACGGAATTATAATTAGTGTACAAAACAATTCTAGTGCTGATAGGATACTTGTGCAACATTATCCGTCTTCAACAAATGCTTATTCTGTAGAATCAATCCCTTTAGACACTTATACGCACGTTGCTGTTACTAGTACATCTTCAGAAACAAAAATATATATTAACGGAAGCTTAGATTCTACGCATTCAGCTTCGTTAAGTTATAGTGCTAGTCAAACTGCAAAAGCGTCAATAGGTGCATACCTTTTACACGATTATACTGGTAGCACAACTTATGACGAATTTAGCGGCAAAATTGATCAGGTTAGAATTTTTGAATCTGTTTTAAGTGCGGCAAATGTTACAAGTTTAATAGCAGAAAAACCTGAAACAGATACATCTAACTTTAAGGCGGTTTTGTATGAGGGGAATGCCTCTACTAATTATATTTCAAATGTTGGTATAGATTTAGAAACTAATGGAGGATTTGTATGGACTAAATCACGCACAGATGCTTTTAATCATATGTTGTATGATTCTGTTAGGGGTGCAACTAATTATTTAGCATCTAATAACACAACTCAAAACCAAACAAATGCAAATACTTTAATGTCTTTTGAAGCTAATGGTTTCTTTTTAGGTGCAAGTGATAATTCAAATTACACAAGTGGAGGAGATGGAGTTTCTTGGGTTTGGAAAGGCGGAGGAGATGCGGTTCTAAACGAAGTGGGTGATATTAATAGTCAAGTTAGTGCCAATACTGCCGCAGGGTTTAGTATTGTGAAATATAATGGAAATGGGTCAGCAGGTGCTACTATTGGACACGGACTTACTTCAATTGCCCCTCAACTAATTATAGTTAAGAGTCTGAATACTATTGGAGGTTCAGCTAAGGCTTGGACTGTCTATACAGAGATAACAGGCAACACTAAATTTTTATATTTAAACTCAACTGCTTCGGCTCAAACTTATAATTTTTGGAATAATACATCCCCAACAAGCGCTGTTTTTTCTGTTTCTTCAGATTCAAATGTAAATAGTTCTTCAGGAGAATACATCGCCTACTGCTTCCATTCAGTTACAGGATATAGTAAGATAGGGAGTTATACAGGTGCAACTTCAGGAGTAACTGAAAATGTAGGCTTTGAGCCATCTTTTGTTTTAATAAAAACCACTACGCAATCTAACTATTGGGGAATCTTTGATAATAAAAGACCAAGCGGAACAGGAAACAGAAGTTATATATACCCTAATACTGCCGATGATGAAGATGTTTATGGTGGGAGTTTGTCTGGGGTAACTTTAACCTCAACAGGATTTGCCATAGACAATACAAATAGTCATATGGTTAATAAAAATGGAGAAACTTTTTTATATATGGCATTTAAATAATGGAAGATTTGAAAATATTCGGACTGTACGCAGCAAACCTATTTGCTTTAGCATTTAGCGTTAGCGAAATTAACGCATACTTACAAATGTTTGTAATGGGTGCAACTTTAACATATACTATAATACAAATTTATAAAGCTTTAAAAAAATGAAACCAACTGTAACAAATATTCTAACTGACATTTCTAGTTCTAAAAAAATTGAATTAGCAAAAACCGATGATCTAAGTAAATTAATTAGTAGACTAGAAGCAACTGCCAAAGAAGCAAATTCAGCAATTAGCGACATTAGTGCTAATGGTAAAAAAGCAGAAGCTATGGCTGATCAATTTAGCGCTGCTAATGACAAATTAGAAAAGCTTGAAGAGGATTTAAAACAATTACAAGCAGATCGAGACGATGCAGAAGTAGAAGAGTCAGAAGCACAAAAAGACCTTGGTTATTTTCAAGATCTTGTAAGAATGTCTATTGATGAAGCAGACGATATTAAAATGAATTTAGACAATGGAATAGTTGATGTTGAAAATTTAATGGCAAAAATAGAACAACAAGCTAAAGAACTTGGAGTTAAACCTTCAAATATTAAAGAGTATGCAAAAGCTAAATCAAAAATATCTCAATTTGAAGATCTTATTTTAAAAATTGATTTAGAAATACGATCAGTTCCTTTTGGAATTTAAAATTTTATAAAAAATGAAGATGCCAACAAACGGAGTAGCAAAAGACATACGACATTTCGCAGGTAGTTTGCTAGTATTTTTTCTAGTGGTATTAATATTGTTATATCTATCAAAATATCAAATACCAAACGAAAACGCACAAATAGTAAACACGCTAATAGGTATGATCGCAGCTAGTATTGCTATGGTTATAGCTAGTATCACCGGTAGGAATCCGGATGATCTTGACGCAGCTAAAAGAAAAATTAGTAACTTGGAGATGAAAATAGATATGCTTGTACAATCAAAAGATATGCTAGAGGGTATGCTTATTAAAGTACAAGACGACACAATAGACCGTTTGCTTTTAAACAAAGCTATGGATTGTGATGATAAAAATTGTAAATGCAAAAACAATGCTTAAACATTTTACATATGAAGAATTTGATTCGCCTGACGTACCCGGTAGCGGTGAGTATATGGACGATGATTTTCTTTCAATGCTCGACAACGCACGTGACCTTGCAGGGATTCCCTTTAAAATCAATTCCGGATGGAGGACAATTGAACACAATAGAGAGGTTGGAGGAAAACCGAATTCATCGCATATTGTTGGAAAAGCGGTGGACATCGCTATACGAAACTCAAGAGAAAGATGGATTATACTTGAATCCTTACTACACGTTGGGTTTACAAGAATCGGTATTGGTAATACCTTTATACACGTCGACTCTGACGACGTCAAAGATCCCGAAGTAATTTGGACATACTAAAATATGTTAAAAGCTTTACTTAGCTTACTAAAAGGTAACAAAGGTCAATCTGCTATTGGTGGATTGGCTCTTGATATTAGGCAAGCTATAAAAGGGAAAGAACTAGATCCAAATCAAATATTAGAAATTCAAGCTAAAATAAATGAAATTGAAGCACAACACAGGAGTATATTTGTTAGTGGGTGGCGCCCTTCCGTTGGTTGGGTATGCAGTCTTGCATTTGCTTATCACTTTGTTGCCTTTCCAATTATTAGAACTTTGTATCCGGATGTTGACTTTCCGAAACTCGATACTGAGCCATTATTTACAGTTTTAATGGGTATGCTAGGACTAGGAGGTTTAAGAACATACGAAAAGCTAAAGGGTAAGACAGGGTAGTATAAGCTATTTTAAGCAACTCTAAGAGACTTTTATCATCTGTTTAGTATAAATACTTATCTTTACATTTAAACGCTCTTAAAAAGCTAATTTAAAAAGGTTTGCGTTATATGTATACAAATAGTATGTATTATACTAGTATGTATACTAAGTGTATTAATATATATATATATAATATATGCAAGAAATATTAAATGAGATGATACGAGAACAAGTAGACAAAATTATGTCCTACAAAAGTGTGTCAGATTCAAAAAAAGTTGATAGATTGCTAGAGTTAAATTCTAACCAATATACAAAACTAGGCATCGACTCTACTAAGACTCAAAAAAGTAAAGTCAAAGCTACAAGTAAGTATATCTTTAGAGCAATTAAAAAACTAGATGAATCGTTTGGTAGACTTTTGTTAATAGATGCCCAGAACTAGGACAAGGAAAAGTATTGTAAGGGGGTTAGATAAGATCTTTAGCCAATATATCCGTATGCGTAAAAGTAAAAACGGCATTTCGGAGTGCTATACTTGTGGTAAAAAAGATCATTGGCGTAATCTACAATGCGGACACTTTATGAGTCGTAAGCATTACTCTACAAGATGGGACGAGACCAATTGTCAAGTCCAATGTTACGCTTGTAACGTTACTCGATACGGAGAGCAATTTAGATTTGGCATAAGACTTAATAACGATTATGGAGACGGAACGGCAGAAAGCCTAGAAAGTCAATGCCGTAATATTGTCAAGTTTTCCAACCCGGATTTGCTAGAACAAATCGAATATTACAAAAACTTAGTAAAGCAATTCTAAAATTATTAACAGTTTTTTTATAACTTAGCCTTATATTAATTTTTTAAATTTTTTTTTATGAAAGGAACTATTAAAACTGTTACGAAAACCGGTGTGCTAGAAAAACTACACATATTAGCGGTTGAGTTTAATCACACACAAGGCGAAAAGATTAACTTCTATTCTACTAAAGACCTTGACGACCCTACTTGTGTATACAAAGTGGGAAATGAAATTACCTATATTGTAAAACCTAATGGTAATGGAAAGCTAGTAAACGAAAATGGAACTAGTTATGCTAAACCGGAGTATTCTAAACCTAGTGGAGGCAGACCGGCTACGACTAACGATAGCATCTTACTACAAGTATGCTATAAAGAAAATATGTCGGCTTTTGCTAAAGAGAATCGCTCTGAGGTTATGAGTAATACGATGGAAGATTTTAATGAATTAAGAAACTTTTTAAATAATTTGTAATGGGATTCGAGAAAAAAAAGAGTGACCAAAAGTTTATGCCTTCTCTTTGTAAAGAAGGGTCGCAAGATTGGATTGTGATTGAGCGTGCTTTTAAGCTAGAAGAAATGATAAGACATTTAGAAAGCTTGAGAGTAAACGGAGAGAAAGATCCGGATCAATGGGTTAATACACAAATTAAAAGGGCGATGAACGATTCGTCTAAGGTGTATGAAAGCTTGAATACTTTTAAGCCGGATAAGTCTAAGGTATCTGCTAAAGAGCATATGCCCGACAGAGAAGAGGTGAGCGACGATTTGCCTTACTAATGATTATTGAGTATAATGACCATCTAAAGTATTTAGAGGACATTAGATCCGGCAAACTTAAAACCGGTTCTAAACTAGGTGTGGAGGCTTTTGACGAACATTTTCGTTTTAAGCCTTCTAACTTTAATATAATACTTGGTCACGCTAACGTTGGGAAAACGTCTATTGCGTTATACTTAATGCTTTTGTATTCCGTATTGCACAAAAAAAGATGGCTAGTGTATTCTAGCGAGAATGAACCTTACACTCTTATTAGAAAACTAATGGAATTTCTAGAGCAATTGCCTATAAATAAAATTAGCGATGAAGGGTTTAAGCGGTCTAGTGAATTTATAAACACATATTTTAAGTTTATTGATACTGCTAAGATGTACACCTACCGTGAGATTATTACTCTAGCAACTGTCGTAAAAGACGCTTGGGATTATGACGGTCTTTTTGTAGATCCTTATAACTCTTTGAAGAAAGATGTAGACTTACTAAGATCTGTCGGAGGTCACGAGTACGACTATCAAGCTTGTACGGAGTTTAGGATATTTTGTAAAAAGTATAATATAACTACTTGGCTTAATACACACGCTAATACGGAGGCACTACGAAAAACGCATAATAACTTTCACGAGTTTGCCGGGCATCCTATTCCTCCTATGGCTAGTGACGTAGAGGGAGGTGGTAAATTCGTAAACCGTGCGGATGATTTTATGGTTATACACCGTTATGTACAACACCCTACTGACTATATGTATTCTCATTTGCACATTAGGAAAGTAAAAGAGATAGAGACAGGAGGTCGCCCTACGTCTTTAGATAACCCTCTAAGGCTTCAATCTGTTATAAATAACGTAGGATATACACTAGGTGGAGATAACTTGTTAGAAGCCGTTAAAACGCCCGGAGGTTTGCCCTTTTGAAATAATTGCCTAACTTAGAGAAAAAAAAGGATGGCATTTGACTTTCAATTTATACCGTTGTACGGCATTTCTCTAGGTGCATTATACTACAATCCAAATTTAGAGCCGGATCAAGAAAATGTTTCTGAGGAAGATATGTACCATCAACTTACAATTATGTTTGTTTTATTTGGAATACACATTACTTGGTGGAGGTACTAAAACTATTATATCAAAAACATAAATTATGGATACGACATTTAAGATCTTTAGGTTGTGCGGAAGATATATGCGAAGACATAATACAAGAGATGTATATTAAAATTCATACATATTTAAAAAAAACCGGCAACTCAATATTGTATCAAAATAACGAGATCAATATCTATTTTGTCTATTTGACTTTAAGGAGTATGTATTATGATTATTGCAGACGTTTAAAAAAATATAAGATTGTAGAGTTTAAAGATTGGATGCTAGACGAACAAGCTGCGTCAGGAGAAGATGAATTTATAGAAGAAGTTTTTGGCGAAAAGGTCGAGGACATTTATGACAAAAGCAAAACAATTGAGGAGTGGTACAACGATGAATTGTATTTAAGTTTGCTAGATGAAACAGACATAAAAGAACAAAATTACACAAAGAAAGATCTTGAACGTTATTATTTAAGACGAATATTCAAAGAGGTTTTTTATGATAAGACGGCATTGTCTAAATTATCAAAAGAGACTAAGATCACATATTGGAGTTTGCGCAATACCATAAACATTATTAAAAAACAAATAAAGAAAATATATGAAACTAGGAAACATACTAGCGACGATCTTTAAATACACCGGGATTAAATGGCTAGTCAAAAAAATTGTAATAGATCTACTTGGTTATGAATCTTGTGGATGCGACGAAAGACAAAAAAAACTTAACGACATAGAAATAGATTTATGGAACTAGCAGACGTACAATGGTGGTATGAATTTAAAAAACGATACAATGGAACAAAACTTGATGGATCCGATTTTAACATTTTATGCGAGTTACACGCTAAGTATTTTAAGCATTCTTTTTATAAACCGTGTAGTTGTAATGGGGGAAAGGTTATTAAAGAGTGGGCGCAACAACTAGACGATAAGTTTAAAATCTACAAATGAATATTAGCGAAGTTCATAAATGGGAACAAGCCATAGTACACGTGCTTAATTTTGACGATTGGGAACTAGAGTGGTGTGGTGGCAATTATGAACATTATGACGCTAAAGGCAAAACGCCAAAAGGGTTTGATTGTGTAATTGAGATGAAGTTTCGACAAAAGTATTACGAAACTAAAATGCTAGAGAAATACAAATACGACCAATTAATGAGTATGCCTAAAGACATAGTCAAGTTATATTTTGTAAACGACACAAAAGCAAACTATATGTTTTGGCTAAACAATATGTCTATGCCAAAAGTATCTTCATTGTATTGTCCGGACACTACGTTATGGACTAAGCAACGCAAAGACAAAGACGTTTATTTGCTAGAAGAATCCCAATCTACAATTACCAATTACAACGTATCTTATTAAAATTTTGTTGATAAGTATTTTTTTCGTATCTTTAAGTATTGTTTAACTAAAACTTAAAAATATGAAAGCTTTACCTAAATGGTTTGACGGATGGGTCGGCTATAATTACGAAACTATTGAAAACCCTTTTACCGGGAGAAGTTATGAGTGTAACCCTAATGAAGTCGCTATGTACGATTTGATAATGGGTATACAAATTACGATAGATAAAAGTGGAGGTTTGTTAAATCCTAGAACTAGAGATTTGCAAATTAAATTAAGAGACGGTCTTGATTGGTTTAGAAAAAATAACGCTGAGGCGTATATGATTTTATTGGACTAGATATGGAGGAGAGAGCCGGTACTGACAAAAAATTAGATTTGCTAAAAGCTATTGAGTTTGCTAATGATTTCGATATGATGTCTAATATCCTATTGGAATGGAAAGCTAAAAAGTCTAGCGAGGTTGTCGATAAAATGATAAGTGCTAATATCCGGATGTATTATTATTCCTTTAATATGGAGGAGTCTGTACGCTTAATGCGTAAAATGGTATCCGAGTATCGAGCCGACAAATTGAGAGCCGTAGAACGTTCGAGAAAGGCTGAGAAACGTATTGAAGAACTACAAGAGAAACTAAAACTAAAATTATGAAAATAGATGAAATTGCTACTTTTAACGGATGGACTAACTATGCTACTTGGAGAGTCCATCTAGAACTTATTGATCCAAGAGCCGACGACTTTGCCGGTTATAATGCAGAAGAATTGAAAACTTATGTGGTAGATGTTTTGTATGAGGAGAGTCCTATGCCTAACCTTTTATGTAGAGATTATGCTTATGCTTTTATACAGAACGTAAATTGGTATGAGATAGCGGATCACTTGCGTGAAGAGTATGGCTTATGTAAAAGTTGTGATGAGCCTACTATGGATGAGTATTGTACCGAGTGCGAGAAAGATAACGAAACTATGATTAGCTATGATAAAGGATAAACTAATTGACGTATATGCTAAGATGGATCTAGAAGATAAAGAATTTATGATAGGTCTATTGCGAAAAGATATTAATGTATTTGTAGAGGTAGATCCTATGGATGGAGATAGCACTAGAGGTTTTTGTATGGATTTAGATCCGGAGATGCCTGTTAACATAAATGGAATTTCTTTACAACTAAATTTAGATAACACTTGTAAACTATGGAAAGAAGTAAAAGACTAGACACTGATATTGTTGTGAGACGACGATTGGTAAACAACACTTGGAAGATAACTATTGCGGATACGCAAGAGACTTGGTGGGGGTATGTAAAAAGAAAGTATTATGGAGATCGTAAGTAATTGTTGTAGCGCACCCTTAATGCCTATTGAGACCGACATATGTAGTAAGTGTAAAGAACATTGTGATATAATATATTTGTATGATACTGCTGATTGACGCTGACTCTTTAGTATTCGGTGCGTGTTATCGTAGGAAGAAACACCCGGATGACTATCCTTATTACACCGAGATAGAAGATGCACAAGGAAAGTTTGATGAGGTATTCCACTCGATGCTAAACGACATAGAAGAGATTTATACTGTGGATGACGTATTGGTCTTTAGTAATTCTAGAGGCAACTTTAGAAAGTTGATAACCAAAAAGTATAAGGCTCAAAGGAGAAAGTATGAATTGCCTCCTCTACTAAACGAGATGCACAATTACGTTACTAGGCAATATGATAGTATTGGAGGTTGCGGAGTAGAGACCGACGATGTGGTAGCTAGATATTGGAAAGAGATATGCGAGACTGCCGGAAGAGACAACGTTATGATCGTATCGCTTGACAAAGATTATAAGCAATTCCCTTGTCTATATTACAACTACCACTATAAGCATAAATGCGTTTACGATATAAGCTATGAGGATGCGTTGTATAATTTCTACGAGCAAATGATAGCCGGAGACGTTGCTGACAATGTAAACTACTTTCCCGGTAAGGGAGTTGTATTTGCTAGAGAGTATTATGCTGAATGTAAAACTGAGTATCAATACCGTAGGAAGTTGTACGAATTGTTTAAATTGCAATATAAATCTAAAGCCAAAGAGAAGTATGCCGAATGTTATAACCTATTAAAACTAAGAACAGAATGAGACACATTGAGATAAAAAGAATTGTAGATGATTACTACAAAATAGATATTGCTAAACGCACTAGAAGAACTTTGTATGTCGAAGCAAGATTTATGTATTTTAAATTGTGTATGGAATTTGCTGACAAAAAAACTCTAGCGTCTATTGGCGCAAGTATTAAAAAAGACCACGCTACTGTGCTACACGGTATAAGAAGTATTGACGGACATATGACCTATGACAAAGACGTTAATAATAAGTACCAAGACTTGTATAATTTGTGTAGTAAAGATGCCGGTATAAAACACTATGCCGGTAGTATGTACCATTCTATGGTAAATCAAATACGAATACTAGGAGAAGAAAACAGAGATCTAAAAAGCAAAATAGAAAAATATGAAACAGTTGAGTAATTTAAAAATGATAATAATGACTTGCGATGGTCGTGAGCATTTTTCAAATGAGTTAAAAGAACAATTGCCGAACGCAATAATTAATCACGATGACTTTACGGATTCCGGTAAGATGACTACAACCGCTTGGAATAATTATGTGAGAGGTTGGGAGTTAGCCGGAGACGATCCTTGTCTACAAATGGACGATGATATAATTTTGACCGACAACTTTGAGGAGAAAATACATTATGCTATAAGCAAATTTCCTAACCACGTTATTCAATTCTTTTCAATGAGAAAAAAAGATCTAGAGATTGGAACAAGATTAGAACCCGGTAGAACCTTTATGATGCAACAATGTTACTACCTTCCTCAAAGCGTTGCAAAAGGAATTGCCGGGTTTTCTAAAGAATTTTACGAATACACAAAAGAAGTTACTTGCCCTACGGATCATTGTATAGCAGACTATCTTAGTAAGATGAAAATGAAATACGTTATATGGATACCAAACCTAGTAGATCACAAAGTTGCAAAGTCAGCTATTGATAAAAGAAGAAGTAGCAAACGACAAAGCTTAACTTTCCAAGCTAGAGATTGGGTTAAAACTGACGACGAATGAAAAGAGAACAACTAATAAAAGAAGTTATTGAAAAGTATAACTACAAAACTATTGTAGAGGTTGGCACTTACAGAGGTCAATTTGCTAAGCATCTTTTAGAAACAAATCCGGATAGATTATATCTAGTAGATCCGTGGAAAAAGTTTGACGAAGAAGTATTCCCGGATTATACTCATTACGACCAAGACAAATGGGATAGTTTGTTTTTATCCGTTAGTCAAAAGTTTAATTTTCCTAATGTCGAAATTGTAAGAAAAACATCTGACGAGGCAATAGATCATTTTAGAGATCAATCGCTAGATCTAGTTTACATAGACGGCAACCATACATACGAATATGTAAGAAAGGATCTGAACTTATGGGCGCCAAAGGTACAATATGGAGGTATGATTTGTGGACACGACTATCAATTAAAAAGCGTTACAAAAGCCGTGCAAGAATTTCTAAATGAAAATGATCTAGAGATTAATTACTTGTCTAGTGAAAAATTTTGTGGAACTTATTTTATAAAGATATGAATGTAAAGTGGGATGTTAAATTAAAAGATTGGCAAAACTCAAATCCGGTTTTGTATTACGAAACAAATGCCTACCCGAATAAGTTTGACTTTAATGAGGCAGACTTTAATTCAGTTTTAGATGGTAAAGGACATCAATTAAAAACTTGGGGAGGTGCAGAGAGTACCGGAGATCCGCATTGGATTGGAGTAAGGAAAGCTACACCGTTACATACAGATCCAAGGTATCCTAGATACAGTTGGCAATTAGTATTAAAGGTTGATAACTTTGGGTTAAGGGGAGTTGATAAAGACGAATTGCATTTAGAGGACAATATGCTAGTGCTACTTGACACACATTCACCACATCAACTTTTCTCTAGGAGTAAAGACGCAATGTATTATTTGGCTTGTAGTATGGATAGCAAAACTTTAATTGGCAAAAGGAGAGCCAAAGAAATGCTAATTAATTTTGTAGACAATCATTCTTTAGTAGACGATACAAAAAGAATATTTAAATGAAGATCTACAAAAAAACCAACGTATATGAAGAGGCATTAAATAGGATACGTTATTTATACGAAGAGTTTGACGATGTAGTCGTAGGTTACTCAGGCGGAAAAGACTCGACTGTGACGCTTAGATTAACTGTACAAGTGGCTAGAGAACTAGGTAAGCTACCGGTCAAAGCATTATTCTTAGATCAAGAGGCAGAGTGGGGTGCGGTTATAGATCATATGCGAGAAGTAAATGAGGATCCCGACATAGATCTAAGGTGGTATCAAATACCCTTTAAGATATTTAACGCATCGTCTAATATTAAACAATGGGTTATCGCTTGGGGAGAAGGGGAGGAGTGGATGCGAGATAGAGAGCCAAACTCTATAACGCAAAACAATTATGGTACAGAAAGATTCTATGAGTTGTTTAATAAAATAATAGCAACGGATTTTCCGGATCGCACCGTATTATTGGGGGGTGTAAGGTCAGAAGAAAGCCCTAGAAGGCACGTGGCTATGACTCAAGATGTAACTTACAAATACATTACTTGGGGTAAAAAGCTTAACCCGGAGAAAGATCAATTTACATTCTATCCTATTTACGATTGGTCATACACAGACGTATGGAAGTCTATACACGATAACAATTGGAGTTACACTAAAGTTTATGACTACCAATATATGTACGGTGTCCCGGTTAGGAATATGAGAGTGTCTAACTTGCATCACGAGACGGCAATACAAACGTTATTTTATTTGCAAGAGATAGAAAAAGATACTTGGTTAGCATTAACAAAACGTATGTCCGGAATTGACACTGCAGGTAAGTTAAGTAAGGATGACTATTTTGTAAAAGAGTTGCCGTTTATGTTTAAGTCTTGGGAAGATTACAGAGATTTCTTAACAGAAAAGCTAGTCAATAATGACAAAGTAAAAGCTAAGTTTAAAAAGAAGTGGACGTTGTACGATAATCGCTACGAAAAAATGCTCAATAGAAACAAACTTATAAAAGCAGAGATCAATACAATTTTAGCCAACGATGAGGATTTAACTAAATTGCGTAACTTTACAGAAACACCTGAGATGGAGGACTTTAGAAGATGGACTAGAGGAGAGCCAATTAAGTACACTAGAATTAAAAACAAATACATACCGGATGAGTTATAAGAAGGCTATCAAAAAAGAACTAGACAACGCAAAGGATCCCATAGAGTTTCTAGAACAAGTCAAAGAATACATAGACGAGATCTCTCCGCTAAACCATCAGCCTATAAACAGAGTGCGATGGGTAGAACTAGACCAAGTACAAGCTAATGACTACAATCCTAATAGTGTCGCTAAGACCGAAATGAAACTATTGTACACCTCTATTTCACACGACGGATATACACAACCGATAGTTACAGTATATGACGAAAAGAAAAACAAGTATGTTATCGTAGATGGATTTCACAGATACTTTACGTCAAAAAGATACAAAGACATAAGCGAGAGGAATCACAATAGATTGCCGGTGGTAGTAATCGACAAAGACATTAACGACAGAATGGCGTCTACTATAAGACACAATAGGGCAAGAGGTAAGCACTCCGTATCCGGGATGAGTAATATTGTATTCGAGATGCTAGATAACGGTTGGGAGGATGTAGACATTTTAAAAGAACTAGGTATGGAGGCAGAGGAGTTGATACGTCTAAAACACATTACCGGATTCTCAAAACTATTCGAGGACACAGAGTACAAACAATCTTGGGAACTAAAAAAACAATTGCAAATTAAAAAGAAATACAAAGATGAAAATCCAAAAGAAAAAATTATCTGAGATAAAGCCATATTGGAGAAACGCTAGGAAAAATAACAAGACCGTAGATGCGTTGAAGAAGTCTATACAAAAGTACGGATTTAACCAACCTTTAGTGTTAGATAAAAAAAACGTTATAATAACAGGACACGCTAGATACAAAGCACTAACACAACTTGGATATGAGGAGGTTGATTGTGTAGTCGCAGAACTAGACGAACAAAAGGCAAAGGAGTACAGAATAGCAGATAACAAAACACACGAACTAACCATATGGGATAACGATGAGTTAATGGTAGAGTTGAGAGAGATAGGAAACAATGTAGATATGCAAGACTACTTTCAAAACATAAACCTAAACAATTGGCTAGACGATAGCGTGGGATTCAATATAGACGAAATAACACAAACCGACTACCAACAAAAGCAAGAGGAGATGGAGAGCAAATACAAAGATCCACTACAAAAGAAGGCTACCATAACTTGCCCACATTGTTTCGAGGAGTTTGAACTAGATAAAAAAGACATACTATAATAGCTAGAAATAGTTACCAAAAATTGTAACTTATGAGTGACAAAAGTGACACTAAAAAAAAGGCAATGATAGACGCACTAGAAAATTCACTAGGCATAGTATCCGTTGCGTGTAAGAAAACAAACATTAGTAGGCAAACGCATTATAGATGGTGCGAAGAAGATGCGGAGTATGAGAAAGAAGCCAAAGGTATAATTGAAGCAACTATTGATTTTGTCGAGTCAAAGTTATTTGAGAATATATCAAACAACAAAGAGGCATCAATAATGTTCTACTTAAAATCTAAAGCAAAGCATAGAGGCTATGTAGAAAGACAAGAGTTAGATATGGGTAACAATAACCACTTCCGCATAGAGATCATAGATGAAGAGTTACCGGACTAACATAGTCTTTAGACATCTTGAACAATCTAAAAAGAGAATTACGATTGAGCAAGGGGGAACTAGATCCGGGAAAACGTTTAACATTCTTTTATGGATCATATTCTCGTATTGCCTAAGAAACAAAAACAAAACTATCTCAATTGCTAGAAAGACATTTCCTTCGCTAAGGACATCTGCAATGAGAGACTTCATAGAAATACTAAGACAAAGCGAATTATATGACGACCTTCTTCATAACAAAAGTAGTGCTGAATATCGCCTTAACAACAATCTTATTGAATTCATTTCGTTAGACCAACCGGCAAAGGTGCGTGGTAAGAAAAGAGATTTGCTATTCATAAACGAGGCAAACGAATTGCATTGGGAAGATTGGCAACAATTAATATTCCGTACAAAAGAAAAGATCATTTTAGACTACAATCCGTCAGACGAGTTTCATTGGATCTACGACAAAGTAAAGACAAGAGAGGATGCGGATTTCTACATTACTACATATAGAAACAATCCATTCCTTGACAATTCTATTAAGTCTGAGATAAAGCGTTTGAAGGACACAGATCCAAACTATTGGAAGATCTATGGACTAGGTGAGGTTGGAGCCGGCAAAAGCCTTATATTCAATTCTAGCTTAGCTGATAGCATTCCGGAAGAAGCGCAATTCTTATCATACGGTATGGACTTCGGATATACAAATGACCCGACGACACTAATTGGCGTTTGGAAGTATGACACAAATTTGTATTTCAAAGAGTACATTTATCGCACCGGTATGACTAACCAAGATATTGCTAAGGAACTTGAAAGACTAGACATCGGAAGAAGGCAAGAGATCTTCGCAGATTCAGCAGAGCCAAAGAGCATAGATGAGATCTACAAATTCGGATGGAATATTAAACCGGCAACTAAGGGTAGAGACTCAATTAATATTGGGATAGATATGCTAAAGAGGTACAAGCTATTTGTAACTAAGGATAGCCAAAACACAATTAAGGAGTTTAGGAATTACAAGTGGAAGGAGGACAAAAATGGTAACGTATTAAATCAACCTGTGGATATGTACAACCATAGTTTAGACGCTTGTCGTTATGCGACATATAACAAACTAGCAAGACCTAACTACGGCAAATACGCAATCAGATAAAAATAGTTTATTAAAAATTTGTTGATAACAAAAAAAAGTCGTATATTAGAGTATTGTTTAATTAAAACCTAATATTATGAGTAGAATTATTAAATGCGAATTTTCCTCTAAGGAAATAAGTATTATTGAAAAAGCTTTGCGAGATGCTAAAACAAAAACTTATCGTGAAGGAAAAGTGGATCTTTCTCGCTCGATCCAAAATGTTAAATCTAAAATCCTTAAATTTGAGAGAGAAGGATTGGAAACTATAAATGTAACGATATGATGAAAGTAGAAACTAAAATTGAAAGAGCCGTTGACAAAGTTCGTGAAGAAGCTTTTGATAACCGTATGCGTGTCGCTAGAGAGATTGGAGGCGTGTTAGGAGAACTAGGTATTTTGAAAATACAACTAGAGGTAAGAAATGAATCGGGTAGTAGTATTGATACTCTTGAAGTTATTGAAAGACTAGATGCGATTTATGAGAAACTAGATAAAATGAAATTATAATGGATACTAGATTTGAACACTTAGGATACCACTTAGATTTGTATTGCCCTCGTACTAAAAAGTATGAGGGTAGCATTACTTTGTCCGACGACGTTGTAGAAACGTATGAAGGTCGTGAGATGGGTTACGTTGGACGTAAAGAAGAATTTATAATTGCCGAAGGCAGAAAGGGTATGAAAGAGAAGGTCTTTAGTGGCGATTATATTACCGAACTTGTACCGTTATGCGGTAGACTTGTCGGAGATAGGTTTAATACCTTGCGAGATGTACATCAAAGAACTATTGCTATGAGACGACACTAATTTGGTTTTAGTTAATTGGGAAAATTGGGTATCTTTACGGATGCCCTTTTTTTTTGCTCAAATAATAAATAATGACGTTATATTAATATGGAAATCAAAGTACAAATCCCGGACACATTAAATGAGATCACACTAGCGCAATACTCAAAGTATCTCGACATCGTAGATCAATACACAAGTATGCGTGAGGACAAAAGTTCAGATAGCTTTTATTTGCTAAAGACACTAGAGATATTTACAGGCATAAATTACGAAGATGGACTCAAGCTAAAATTAAGCGACGTAAGACGTATTGTTTCCAAGCTTGAAGGTCTACTATCACAAAAGCCTGAACTAGTAAGAGAGTTTACGCTAGGCGATACATCGTTTGGATTTATACCCAAGCTAGACGATATGACGTTTGGAGAGTACATAGACCTAGATACCAACTTGTCGGATTGGTCAGAAATGTATAAGGCTATGGCGGTTTTATACAGACCGATACAAAAGAAGTATGACGGTCTTTATACAATAGAACCATACAAAGGAGATGTATACTACGAAGCAATGAAGCTTATGCCTTTAGATGCGGTCTTTAGTAGCCTGCTTTTTTTTTATCATTTAGGGATGGAATTGTCGATAGGTATGACGAAATTTTTGGAAACGGAGAGCAAGGAATTAACCTTGACTCAACAACAAACTTTACAAGAAAATGGGGTTGGTATCAGTCGATCTATACACTTGCTCAAGGAGATGTTACAAGATATAAAATTATAGAGGAGATGAATTTAAACACTTGCTTATTGGCGTTGTGTTTCGAAAAAGAGAAGAGTGATCTAGAAGCCAAACAAATTAAAAACAGTTTTAAAAAATGAGCGTAGGCGCACAAGGATTTTATTTATTGACCGACAAAATTAAGGATGAGTTGCTAAGCAACGATCATATTAATACTGTTACGTTTGGAGATATTACAGAGATAGATCTAAGTAAGCAAACTATATTTCCACTAGGACACATAATGATAAACAACGTTACTCAACAAGAGAGGGTGTTATCTTTTAGCATAACCGTAATGACTATGGACGTTGTAGACACATCTAAAGAGGCAACCGTAGATTTGTTTGCCGGAAACGATAACGAACAAGATGTCCTTAATACACAACTTGCCGTATCAAATAAGCTTGTAGAAAAGCTAAGATCCGGAACGCTATACACTAGCAAATACCAACTAGATGGTAATCCGGTATGCGAACCATTTGTAGATAGGTTTGAAAATAAGATTGCCGGATGGGCAACCACAATAACTGTGCTTATACAAAACGATATTTACATATGCTAAAGTTTGAGAATTTACAAAAGGCATTAACGAAGTACAGAGACATTGTAATAGATGAAGCTAAGAGCAACCTTTTAAGAGATGGAAAAGTAGCAAGTGGTAACCTATATAACTCCATAAAGGGATCGCCTGTTAAAACGTCTAAAAATAGCCTACAATTTAATATTGAGATGCCTTACTACGCTACGTTTGTAGATAAAGGTGTAAGTGGTACAGAAAAAAAGTACAATACTCCATACGCATATACCGGATCTAAGAAGATGATACCACCTAGCAAACTAGACAAATGGATAGTCAAAAGAGGTATCGCACCTAGAGATAAAGATGGCAAATTTATAACTAGAAAAAGTTTGCAATATGCTATTGCTACTAACATATATAAAAGAGGTATCAAACCTAGTTTGTTTTTTACTAAGCCATTCGAAAAGTATTTTGTAAACCTACCGGCAGAAATTGTTGAGTCTTTTGCATTAGACGTACAAGAGTTTATGTCTTTAATAATCAAACAAAACCAAAGATAATATGAGCAAGATTAATGCAAGGAGTCCATTCTACGTTTCATTTAGCACACCTACTCCACCTACTCCGGAGTTTACTTGTGCGATAGCTAATGCTAGTGGATTTAGCATAGATCAAGAGGGAGTAATTACAGAGCCACAATTCGAGTTTGGAACACTAGATTCTTTTACAAGTAGCGATGCCGGATTTAGTAATGGCAAATATGCGGTTGTAACTAGCGACACAAATAGGACAGTAGTTTTTAGAATAGCAATACCAAGTGGCTTTAGTAATTCGGCTGATGGGTTTTTAAATTGTTCTTTAACATTCACACAACCTAAAAAGGTTACAAGTGGTGCAACGCCAAGTTGTTCGGGTGGTCCAACTGTAAACGGTAGTGTACCGGCTCAAACTTTAAATAGTGGAGGCAATACTGTTACAGTTAATCTAGCATCATATTTTACTCAAGGAACTTCTGCAATAGCCGGATACACAATTAGTAATTATCACACCGGGTTTATGCAAGCGTCTGTATCGGGATCTACTCTTACAATTACAAGCGCTAATGTAGGTGGCACTAAAACGTTATACGTCGCAGCTTTTGACAACGACACAAATACTTGTACTGCCGTACAATCTGTTTCGGTTACTATAAATGTATCAACTGCATTTAGTTGTACTACTGCAGGTTTAGTTGGAGGAAGTATTGCACAAAACGGAACAATTACAGACCCGGTTACAACGGGAACAATTACTGCTAGAAAACTAACATCGGGAGGTTCAACTATAACAAATGCGGGTGCAAATAACACAAGTAGTGCAGTTTCAAAAGATTTGTTTTTTGATATAACAGTTCCTTCAGGATATTCTAATACAGGCGCAACAATAGAGTGTTCTAAAACTTATTCTCAACCCGGAACAGGATTGGTAGCATTTACTTGTAGCGATCTTGTATTAACAAACCAAGGGATTTATACAGATGGATCGATTAGGTTTGGAGAAACTAATGCAGGTACTTTAATTGATTTTAGTCCTAAAAGCTTTCCGGTTGTAGATACAGACACAAATAGAACTTTGACTTTAACAATAACCGCACCTAGCGGATACTCAAACTCCGGGTCAAATATAGATTGTACAAAAGTAGTAACGCAACCTGCAAATATTCCAATTTGTGGAACTGTATCTTATTACATAGCTTTAGATTTTGTAGCTACAGTAGAGAGTGACTTTTGTCAATCCGGTTATAGTTTAAGAGCAAACACACAAATACTTAGTACGGCAACCGATATTACAGACGCATACGGACATACGGTTTGTACGGCAGCCGGAACGCCATTTGCAGGAAGGTCTGATTATTATAGAGTAGATACTTATCTAAACCCTGCACCTGTAAGTGCATCGTCTGGCGATTTTTTTATATGGCAAATAGATAATGCCGGAGTAATTGTAGACGTATGGAGATGGAATTGTGAAAGTGGAGGAGACGGTCAAGGATTTCAAACTTAAAAAAATATGGCAACATTAAAAACCGCAACTTTAGAAGTGTATATTTATAGTGGTACGTCAGGTAGTTATAGTGCGTCTGATTTAAAATACACTCTACAAAAAGAAATAATAACAGGCGAAACTAAGATTGTCTTTGAAATTGCCGAACTAGTAAGGGACTATCTTGCTATGACTTTTAACAATGATTATACGTCAATCACTACGTGGGTCACAACCGTAACTACTTTGATAGACGATACAGGTGTAACGTTTACATATGGAAGTCCTGTAACTAGCACATATCTAGCTATGGACGGTTATGGGTATTATGAGGAAGCAATAAATCCGCAAACGTCTACGAGCGCATTAATAACGGCAAATACAATTTACCTTCCGGAAGGCGTAGCCGGAAAGCTACCATTATACGCACCGGGAGTGGGAAAAATAATAATTGATAGTACCACTACACAAATTACCGATTCGGGTAACTCCAATCAAAAAATACAATATGCAACAATACCGGCTGATAGTTCAGAAGTTAAAGTTTATGATACAGATGATACTACCTTACTCAGAACTATTACAATTATTAATCAATGCGAACCCAAGTTTACAAATTACAAAGTTACGTTTGTCAATAAGAATGGTGCATTCCAAGATATGTACTTTTTCAAAAAAACGACGGAGAGTCTAAGTGTGACGGATGAGAACTTTCAAAGTAATATTATAGACAACTCTAGTGTTACTTATAACACATATAGGTCGCAACAAACTAGATACAACGTAAACGCCAAAACTAAGTTACAATTAAACACAGGGTTTATAAACGAGGATAGCAATAGTGCAATAGAGGAGTTGTTCCTTTCTAAGAACGTTTGGATTAGATATGAGAGCAAAACCTTACCGGTTGTACCTACGTCAAAAGATCTAACGTTTAAAACGTCTCTAAATGACAAATTGATAAACTATACAATAGACTTTGAATTTGCATTTAATAAAATAAACAATGTCAGATGATCGGACTACAACTTTATGTGGAAAACCAATTGGTAGAATTGTTTGATGATGAAAGCGTTACTCTTACACAAGCGATTCAAGATGTAAGAAACATAGACAAAATATTTAGTGATTTTAGCAAAACCTTTTCCGTACCGGCAAGCGAAACAAACAATAAAATATTTAAGCATTTCTACAACTACGAAATTAACAATGGGTTTGATGCGAGAAAAAAAGTAGACGCTGAACTATATTTGAACTACAAGCTTTTTAAAAAAGGCAAAGTAAAGCTAGAAGGTACAACGCTAAAAATAAACAAAGCGCACACTTACAAACTAACCTTCTTTGGCAATACTGTAAATCTAAAAGACAAAATAGGAGAGGCTACATTAAGCGATTTGCCAAACCTTACAGAGTTAGAGTTTGAATATAGCGACGCAAATATAAAATCATTATTAAATACTGCTACATCTAAAACGATGAACGGTGTTGTATTTCCAGACGTTTTGTTAGTGCCGTTAATAACACACACTAAGAGGCTCATATATAACTCCGGCAGTTCGGCAGCTAATACGGATACTTTAGCAAATGTATCATATACTGCGGGACAAAATAAAGGAGTTGAGTTTGACCAATTAAAACCTGCAATTAGAGTTCACGCTATTATAAAAGCAATAGAAAGAAAGTTTTTCTCAGAGGATGGATTTACTTTTTCTAAAGACTTTTTCTCATCTAGCAACCCTAGTTATTACAGTTTGTTTTTATGGCTTCATAACAAAGTTGGATCTATGTTTAGCGATCAACCGGAACAAGTTAAGTTTACAAATTTTATACTTGTAAGCAAAAGCGGATCTAAAAAAAATTCTGTAATTGATTTCTACAAAAATTACTTTGTAAATAAAAGCAAACTATCTTCGGGCATACACAACGATAGAACTAGGCAACTAAGGTTTAGTGTAGCGACAACTAATCAATCTGCAAAATACACAATCTATTTGTATAGAGATGGCGAGTTGCTAAAAGAATACAAAGACTTACAAGGCGACAAATTTCCGCAAGATTACTTTTTTATACTTGACGGAACTTACACTTTTGCAATTACGTCTGACACAGTTGCTACTTTTACAATTAGTCCTAGAATAAAAACCACTTTAGGTAGCATAGGCATTAAAGGTACTGCGGTAACGATAACTAATAAAAAAGTACAAATTACTGAGCAGTTACCTAAAATTAAGGTGATAGATTTTCTTACAGGAATTTTTAAGATGTTTAACCTTACGGCTTTTATACAAGATGATAAGAAGATTAAAATACAAACGCTAGATAATTTTTATGCTAACAATACAACCTTTCGAGACATAACTGAGTTTGTAGACAAAGAGTCCTCTATTGTAGATAGCGTATTGCCATACAAACAAATCAACTTTAATTACAAAGGGGATAAGAGTTTTATGGCGTCAAACTTTGAGCAAATATTTAATCGAAAGTGGGGAACGCTAAATTATAATGCTAGCCAAAAATTTGACGGACAAGTTTACGAAGTGCAATTGCCTTTTGATCATTTTATGTTTGAAAGACTAAACAACGTTACAGGTGGCGCACAAACAAATATACAATGGGGTTGGAGTGCTGACGAAAAGCAACAAGCATATTTAGGTGATCCACTTTTGTTTTATCCTGTTCTTAATTCGGGAACAAGTATTGGTGTATTAGACTCTGGCGGAACTGTGTCAGAAGTTACGTCTTATTTTGTGCCGTCTAACTCTTTGCATTTAAGCAATTCTTTAAGTGATGACTCTAGCGACAACATAAATTTTAATGCAGAGACAAACGAGTATCAAGGCACTCCGTTTAATAAATCTTTATTTGAGAAGTATTATAAAAGCTACATAGAAGATGTCTTTGACATTAAAAGAAGATTGACAAAAGTAAAAGCATATTTACCTGTATCTATTTTACAAAATCTAACGCTATCAGATAAGCTAGTAATATTTAACAAGGTTTATAAGATCAATAAAATTGTAACAAACTTTGAAACATTATTAAGCAACCTAGAGTTAATAAATACTACAACCGAGCAAATACCAATTATACCTAGCAAATTTTTGCCTGTCTCGACAGATACAAATCTATCAGCAGATTCAAATGAATTTACGGTTGATAACGGTATTATAACTGTAGATAAGTATAACAACACAGAAGGCTTACAAGTAATTAGTACAGACGAAGTAGTGCCGGAAGATACAAGCGTTTCTAACATTCCAGAAGTAATTGTTAGTGGACAAGCGCTTATTGTTACTCCTCCTAATTTGACCTACCTTAAAACTGCTGAAACTAGTTCAACGGTAAGTCCATCTTTTACTGTAACAAACTTAGGAAAAGTAGGTACGACACCGCAAATAGATGAGTATGGATTCTTTTATTCTACAACTAGATCACATTTAAATTCAACCGACATAGATACTTTAAAGTCAGGATCTGCGACTAATATAAAATACACCACTAGACCAACAAATAAAAACACATTATCCGGAAATATAATTTATCAAATTACAGGACTATCTGCCGGAGATGTCGTCTATTATAGATTTTATGGTATGACTACAACCGACGAATCATTTGACATTTCTAGTGGCGAGATGCTTAGTCCGGTTTTATCTGAAAGAGCAACGCCAAGTATAAGCTACACTACTACAACTAGCACATATCTATACAACGTAATGAACTCAAGCGGCAGCGCTAGAGGAGATGGTAATACTACCTTTAGGATTAAAAACGGAGATGGAACATTCTTTGATGTCAAAGGTTTTTCAGGACCAAGTTTGTTTAGTCTAATAGTGCCGGTTGTAATTGAAGGAGATGCGGTAACATATCAATCGCAATTTTATGGAGGTAGCTTTACCGGAATATCAACACACAACACAAGTAGACAAGCTGTAGGAAATGATATTTTTGATAGAGAATTAGAGTCTTGTGGATTTCACACAACTAGCAGATTTAGTGCAGAAGAGTTTTCTAAAAACGCAGATTCGACAGAAGGATCTACATTATCTAATGGACAAAAATTAACTAGACTAGCTTTTTATAATCAAGGCAATCCGTCTAGTGAACCTTTGGCGGTATACAGACCGTTGAAAGAAGGGTTTGGATTAATGCAATTAACCACGTATGGCGTTTACCAAGAGAATGATGAAAGTAATAAACTATTGTATGCAGAAGATGGGTTTTATGCTTTTTACAATAGTAATACAAGTGGCGAATATAAACCTGGTCAAGGTGTGTCGGGTCAAGTTGTAAATGGAATAGTAACAAAAGTACAAACGTATTACTAATGATAGACAATATTTTAACGTTGCTAGAAGTAGCAAAAGAATATGACGTAGAAGGGGACTACATAAAAGAGGCATTAGGAAAACACAAACTACCTATGTCTTTTAAAGATGTTAAGAACAACCTAAAACTAAACAAATGAAAGAGGAGGTTATAAAATTACAGATGGACGTTGAAGACGCAACAAAGTCTATCAAACGTATGACTGACGAGATGGAAGATTTCAGAAAAGAAGTCAAAAATTCTCTAGACGGCATAGAAGAAACAACCGACAAAGGAGTAAAGGGATTCCAAAAGCTTACGAAAGCCGTAAAGGGTGTTGGGAGTGGTTTTAAGGGGATTGGATTAGCAATTAAAGCAATTGGGTTTACTCTTATAGTTAAAGCCGTAGGAAAGCTTACAGAGGAGTTAGGGAAAAATCAAGTAGTAGCTGATGCGGTCAATACGGTGTTTAAAACTGTGTCTATTGTATTCGGTCAAATTGCAACCGCTATTGTCGAGGTTGTTAAAAATGTATCCGAAGCAACTAATGGGTTTGACGGTTTGCGTAAAGTATTAAGCGGTGGTTTTTCACTAGCGTTAAATCTTGTCGTAGGTGCTATACAAGGTATTGTCTTAAACGTTAAAAAGGCACAACTAGCGTTTGAGGAATCTATGTTTGGTGGCAAAGATGCTGACAAAATAAAATCTCTACAAAACGACATAGACGAAGTAGGGAAAAAGCTAGATGAGACCGGAGAGAGAATAGCAGATGCCGGGAACAATATTAAAGATGGCTTTTTGGAAGCAGTCGAAGAGGTTGGAACTTTAGCCGAAGCAGTAGCAACCGGTACTGCAGAAGCAATCTCTAAAATTAACGTAGAACAAGCTGCGCAACAAGCAAAAGCGTTAGTTGAGGCGGAGAAAAACTTTGAGTTACTTGCTTTACAACAACAAAGATTAGTAGAGGAATATGATCGACAAGCGGAATCTCAAAGACAACTTAGAGACAACGAAGCAATAAGTATATCTGAAAGGATTGAGGCTAACAAAGAACTAGGCAAAATACTAGAGGATCAAGGTAAAGCTGAGAAGGCAACAGTAGATGCTAGAATAAAATCTATACAACAAAGGATAGCTATTGAAGGGGAGAGTGTAGAATTAACAAACGAGTTATACACTTTAAATACTGAACTAGTTGCAATTGAAGCAAAGCTTACAGGATTTAGATCGGAACAAAAGACAAACGAAAACGCATTACGTAAAGAGTCTTTAGAGTTACTAAACACAGAAAAAGAAGCAGAAAATGAGATTGCTATTTCTAGAGCAAATTTTAATGCTGAGCAAATAAAAATTGAAACACAAAGAATAGACGCTCTAAGGGAGGCATTAGATCTAGAGAAGCAAATAGAACTAGCTAGAGTACAAAGTCAAATAGACGCTGCTAAAATAGGCACACAAGCCTATGCAGACGCTACGGCAGAGAAGTTAAGACTAGAGGAAGATTATAGGCAACGTGAGGAAACGTTAAATGAAGAGTCTTTATTAGCTGAAGAAAATTTAAGACAACAAAAGCTACAAATAGTTGGATCTACCTTTGGCGCAATATCTGACATACTAGGCAAAAATTCTAAAGCAGGTAAAGCAGCCGCAATTGCACAAGCCGTAATAAATTCTTATTTAGGGTTTACAGAAGTGTTAGCAGCTGAGACTACAATCCCCGAGCCATTTGGAAGTATACAAAAAGGAATATCCGCTGCTAGTATATTAGCATCCGGTTTACAAACTGTAAAAAAAATTACTGCTACTAAACTACCACAAGGAGATGTCGGAGGAGGAGGCGCACCATCTGCACCGCCAAGCTTTAATATTGTAGGTGCGTCAAAAGAGAATCAACTAGCACAAGCTATCGGAGGTCAAGAGAAAAAACCTGTAAAAGCGTTTGTAGTATCGTCAGATGTTAGTAGTGCGCAATCTCTAGATCGTAATATTGTAGAGGAGGCATCAATATAAAAACCAAATATTTAATTACAAACGTTATAACAGTATGAGAATTGTAGAACTTATTATTGACGAACTAGATGAGAATAGTGGAATAGACGCTATCTCTATTGTAGAGAGTCCGGCTATTGAAGAAGATTTTGTTGCGTTATCTAAAGAGCCAAAAATAAAACTAGCAGAAGTAGACGGAGAAAAAAGAATCCTAATGGGCGCAATCTTAATTCCAAATAAACCCATATACAGACAAGAGGGAGACGATGAGTATTACATTTACTTTACAAAAGAGACTGTAAGAAAAGCGTCAGAGTTATATCTAAAAAAAGGCAATCAAAATAATTCTACATACGAACACTTCCAAGATATATACGGTTTGTCGCTAGTAGAAAGTTGGATAGTAGAGGACAAAGAGAAAGACAAAACTAGACTATATGGTATGGATCTACCTTTAGGGAGTTGGGTAGGATCTATGAAAGTGTATAACGATGAGGTATGGCAAGAGTATGTTAAGACAGGTATGGTCAAAGGATTCTCAATAGAAGGTTATTTTGCCGACAAAGCAGAGCGACCAAAAGAGCAAATAAAAGACGAATTAAAAGAGATTGAAGCCGGTAAGAAATTGCTACAAATTAAAAAAAGTTTAATCGAATATCAACAAAATGAGAGACAAAGTAAGGGGTAAGTATTCAAGTCCAAAAGGAGGGAGAAGAGGGTGTTTGTGTTGGGATACTGAGACGTATTCTACAAAGTGTTGCGACGGACATTATAGATCGCAAGGCGTGGGTCGTGTAACAAAATTGCCTAGTTAAATTTTTTTTACAACAAAAATGCAAAAAAAAATCATTAAACGTTATACTAACAGATCAAAGTATATTGAATATAAAATTTCTGATATGCCTTATTCTAACTTTGTAGAAGAAAAAGGTATTTGTGCAATTTTTAAAAAAACAAAATAGTTTATGAGACCAAGTGAAATGCTAAACAAAATAACTTCACTACTAGGCACTAAAGTTGAACTAGGAGAGATGAAGTTAGAGAACGGTACTACTATTGAAGCTGATAGCTTTGCTAGTGGAGAAAGCGTCTTTATTATTACCGAAGATGAAAAAGTGCCACTACCTGTAGGAGACTACAATTTGGAAGATGGCAAAGTCTTAGTGGTAGAAGAAGAAGGCGTTATATCTTCAATCGGAGAAGCAACTGAAGCTGAAGAAGAAAAAGAGCCGGAAGAACTAGACGCACAAGTTGCTACAGGATCCGAGCCAAGAGATTTAGAAGCAGAAAAAGACACAGAGGTAGTTGCTGAGGTTGTTTCTGAAAGTCCAAAAAAGAAAGAATCCAAAAAGGATCTATCTGAGGAAGTATCAAGTGAAGAAAACTTGGAGGAAGAAGAAAAAGACGAAATGAATAAGATAGTTGAGGAGGTAGTCGCTGCGGTTACACCTATCATCGATGAGATGAAACAAGAACTAGCTTATGTAAAAGAAGAACTTGGGAAAATGAAAGATGAGGATATGACAAAGGAGAAAGAGGTAGAAGAGTTAAAAGAACAACTTTCAGCCGAGCCTGCGACTAAGCCACTAAAGCATAATCCGGAGTCAAAACCTGAGACTAAAGCAATTTTGTCAAAAGGTAACCGACCATTAGGTACAATGGATAGAGTATTAAGTAAGTTAAATCAATAAAAATTAATAATGGCAACAACTATTTCAAATGATGTAACACGCATCTTTAAAAAGACTGAAATCCTTACTGCAGGGGACACATTAACCGCTGCGGAAAGCGGAAAAGTTATTTTCCTAAATGCTACAGGAGGGGGTACTGTTACTCTACCATCTGTCAAAGCCGGAACGTACTTTAAATTTATCATCGGTGCAACTGAACCAACCACAAATTGGATTATAGATAGCGCTGAGGGAGACAATATCGACGGAATCTTAGTCGTAAATGGAGCAAGTGTAGGTGCGATCGAAGAAGATCAAATCAACTTTGTTGCGTCTACTGCTTTAGCCGGAGACTTTATAGAGTTAGAATGTGATGGAACTAATTGGTTTGTAAACGGAGTTGGAAGTGCTGCCGGTTCAATTACTGCAACCGATCCAAGTTAATAATTAAAAAAATAAATATTTAAAAAATGGCTACAACAACTTCAATTACTACAACTTACGCAGGTGAGTTCGCAGGTAAATACATTTCCGCTGCTTTATTGAGTGGCAATACTTTGGCAAACGATTTAATTACTATCAAGCCAAACGTAAAGTTCAAAGAGGTAATGAAAAAAGTTTCAACTGACGATATTGTAAAAGATGCGTCTTGCGACTTTGATCCTACCACTACTGTAACGCTAACTGAGAGAATCTTACAACCAGAAGAGTATCAAGTAAACCTTCAATTGTGTAAAAAAGATTTCACTTCAGATTGGGAAGCAATTCAAATGGGATACTCAGCGTATCACAATATGCCTCCCGCATTTAGCGATTTTCTAATTGCACACGTTGCAGAAAAAGTTGCACAAAAAATAGAGCAAACTATTTGGAATGGCGCTAACGCTACTGCCGGAGAGTTTGACGGATTTTTAACCACTCTAGGTGCTGACTCAGACGTAGTAGACGTTTCTTCAACAAGTGTAACATCTGCAAACGTTATCGCTCAAATCGGTGCAATCGTAGACGCTATTCCTCAAACTGTTTATGGAAAAGAAGATTTAATTCTATATGTTTCTTCAAACATTTACAGAGCGTATGTAAGAGCGTTGGGCGGATTTGCATCTAACGTTGGTGCTGCCGGTACAGACTCTAAAGGTACGCAATGGTTCAACGGAGGTGCTTTAACATTTGATGGTATTAACATCGAATTATGTAATGGTCTTCCTTCAAACAAAGCCGTAGCTGCTGAAAAATCAAACTTATTCTTTGGAACAGGTTTACTAGCAGATACTAACGAGGTAAAAGTCATTGATATGGCTGATATTGATGGATCTCAAAATGTGAGAATCGTAATGCGTTATACTGCCGGTATCCAACACGCTATTGGTAGTGACATCGTATTGTACGCATAATTAAAATTGTTTAATCAAAGAGGGTAGGTGAGCCTTGAGCCTGCCTACCCTTTTTTAATATTATAAAATATGGCTTGTTTACTAACAACCGGGAGAAAATTACCGTGTAGAGATTCCGTCGGGGGTTTAAAAACCGTTTTTTTCGGAGACTACAATACTCTAGGTGCTTTAACAGTATCTAGTGGTGGAGAAGTAACCGCAGTTGCCGGATCACCTTCGCTATTTAAATTTGATCTTAAAGGTAATTCATCTCTTGAACAAACAATAACTGCTTCAACGGAAAACGGAACTGTTTTCTATGAGCAAGTTTTAAACTTAACTTTAACAAAACTAGACCTAGCTACACAACAAGAACTAAAATTAATCGTTCAAGCTAGACCGCATATTTTTGTTGAAGATTATAATGGCAATTATTTTCTAGTAGGCGCAGTACACGGTGCGGAAGCAACCGGAGGAACAATTGTAACAGGCGCTGCTATGGGAGACCTAAGCGGATTTACCCTTACAATGACTGCGCAAGAGACTATACCGGCTTACTTTGTAACTGCATCAGTAGTAACTAGTGATACTAGTTCAACGCAAATTGCACCTTAAAATTTCCTTTCTAGTTTCTTGAAAAGGGGTAGTCGAAAGATTGCCCTTTTTTTTTATGCAAAAAACAAATATCTTGCGTTATATAAATATGAAAGTTTTAAGCAACACAGGCGCATCACAAACTATGAAAGTAATACCTAGAGAATACGTTACAGATGCTACATTAGAAGTAACAGACGATACAACAAACACAAAAACGACATACAATTTAAACAGTATGACTACGTCAGGAGACGAATTAAACGTTGCGGTTGCGTTTAGTCCTGTATTAAAAGAAGATACTTTTTATGATATGGTTTTAAAAAAAACTGATGGCAAAGTAATTTACAAAGACAAAATATTTTGCACTAATCAATCTACTAATCAAACGGCAAACGAACATTACACAATAAATAGTGGCGTGTATACTAGTGATACAAGCTACGACGATGATTACATAGTATTATGAGCATAAAAATTGTAAACTTACATAGCTACACAACTCCAAAAGTTGTTGAGGTAAAAAATAAAGATTGGGTAGCATACGGAGAAGATAATAATTATTTTCAATATTTAATTGATAGATACACCGGAAGTCCTACTAATAATGCTTCTATAAACGGCATTTCTCAACTTATATTTGGAAAAGGTTTAGACGCTACTGACTCAAATAAGAGACCGGAAGAGTATGCTAAAATGAAATCTATTTTTGACGATACTTGCGTACGAAAATTATGCAACGATCTAAAGCTAATGGGTCAATGTAGCTTACAAATTATATACTCTAAAGATAGAACTAGAGTTGCACAAGTAGAACATTTTCCGGTAGAGACTCTAAGAGCAGAAAAGTGTAACGACGATGGAGAAATAGAGGCATATTATTATTCACCAGATTGGTCTAAGCATAAGCCACAAGATGAGTTAAAAAGAATCCCGGCTTTTGGCTTTAGTAGTGAGTCTATTGAGATATTATACATCAAACCGTACAAAACCGGATTTCATTATTACTCGCCTGTAGACTATCAAGGCGGGTTGCAATACTCCGAACTAGAAGAAGAGATAGCAAACTACCATTTGAACAATATCTTAAACGGTCTAGCACCTAGTATGCTTATAAACTTTAACAACGGCATACCAACTGAGGAAGAAAGGCAAATGATAGAAAGCAGAATACAAGAAAAGTTTTCGGGATCTTCTAATGCCGGTAAATTTATACTAGCTTTTAACGACAATACGGAACAAGCTGCGACGCTAGAGCCGGTACAATTATCTGACGCACACAACCAATATCAATTCTTATCAGACGAATCTATGAGAAAGATAATGGTAAGCCACAGAATTGTTTCGCCTATGCTTTTAGGTATTAAAGATAATACCGGGTTTGGAAACAACGCAGACGAATTAGAAACTGCGTCTACATTAATGGATAATACCGTTATACGTCCGTTTCAAGATATGCTAATAAACGCATTTGATCAAATACTAGCTATAAATGAAATATCACTTAAGTTGTACTTTAAAACTTTGCAACCACTAGAATTTACAGATCTAGAAAACGCTACAACTAAGGAGCAAATAGAAGAAGAAACAGGACAAAAGTTGTCTTTATCATCTAAAGTAATTGACGGCAGAATAGCATTCGACACCAAAGAAGAAGCAATAGCCGTTTCTGAATCTATGGGATGTTCGGGTTATCATACTCATAACTTAGACGGTCAAGATTGGTATATGCCTTGTGAATCTCACAACTTAAAAGCACCTTGTTGGGATGGGTATGAGCAATACGGTATGAAAAGAGACAAATCTGGAAAGCTAGTGCCTAATTGTATCCCAATAAAAGCAGCCGAAGAAGTCCGCAAAGCCGTTTTAAGCGCTTTAGAAGGTCTTGGAGAGGATGAGGGGGAAGATTACGTCTTAGTGGACGAAAGACCGTCAGACGTATTTAGAGACGCTGAGATGCAAAAGATGCTAAGGTTTGCAAACGTTATAAAAGGTAATCCATCTAAGAAAAGTGAACAAGACACATCGCTATTTAAGATTCGATACCAATACGCACCGTTAGATACAAGTCCTAACAGTAGAGAATTTTGCAAAGAAATGGTAAAAGCTAAAAAACTTTACAGAGTTGAGGATCTCGACAAAGATTTATCTATGAATCCGGGATTTGGTAAAGGTGGAACTGAGTCTTACAATCCGTTTTTATTTAAAGGCGGTGTAAATTGTAAGCATTTTTGGATGCGTAAGATTTATATGCGTAAAAACAATAGAAAAATAACCGTCTCAAAAGCTAGAGAAATGATAAACGATCTAGAGCCAAGTGAAAGAGCAGACGCTAGATATGAATCTAACGACAAAAGGGTGGCGCAAATAGCCGGAGAGAATAATAACTTTTGGAAAGCATAAAATATGGCAACGGCATTATTTATAAAAAGAGCAGATCTAGTAAAAAACACCATTATAGATGGTAATGTAGACACAGATAAATTTATACAGTTTATCAAAATAGCACAAGAGATGCATATCCAAAATTATCTAGGTACGGATCTCTACAACAAAATCAGTACAGATATTTTAGGTACAGGTGGTGCAAGTTTAACCGGCAATTATTTAGCTTTAGTAAACGATCACATACAACCTATGCTAATCCATTATGCTATGGTAGATTATTTGCCTTTCGCAGCGTATGAAGTAAAGAACGGAGGGTTGTATAAGCATAGAAGTGAAAACGCAGAAATAGCTACTAAAGAAGAAGTGGATTTTCTAGCGCAAAGACACAGACATTTTGCAGATTTTTACACTCAAAGATTTTTAGACTATATGAGTTTTAATGCGTCTAGTAAATTTCCAGAGTATTACACAAATAATAATGAGGATATGTATCCGGATAAATCAAACAACTTTTTAGGATGGGTTTTATAAGGACATACATAATAAAAAAAGAGAATTTATCAAAGTTAATTAAATACGTCAAAAAGAAAAACACAACAAAAAAATAGTATGTTTGGAACAATATATTTGACTAGCAATTTTGGAGTAGTCGAGGATTCTAGCTTTGGGAAAGCATATCCGTTTTTAGTAAAAGGAAGAAAATTTTTAGCAAGTATGACAAAAATACTAGTAGATTCTATAAAATACACCGTAGATAAAATAACATTATAATGGCAAAACAAACGATTAACATAGGTACTACTGCAAACGACGGAACAGGAGATCAATTAAGAGCAGCCTTCGACAAAGTAAACGATAACTTTACGGAGTTGTATAGTGACGATACAGGAGACGTTGGCTCGATAGTAGCCGGTACAGGAATTAGTGTAAATCAAGCAACCGGAGATGTNACTGTAACTAATTCGTCTCCAAACGCTACACATACCGGAGACGTAACAGGTGCTAGTGCATTAACAATAGCAAATGATGCAATAACAACTGCTAAAATTATTAATGATGCGGTAACTGCTGATAAATTAGCAAATTCAATTAATACTGAAATTGCAGCTAATACTGCTAAAGTAACAAATGCAACACACACAGGCGACGTAACAGGATCCGCAGCTTTAACCATCGCAAGTTCGGCAGTTACAACTGCTAAAATTAACAACGATGCGGTTACACACGATAAGTTAGAAAACCGTTATACTGCAATAGTAACTAAAACGGATCAAGGTGGTGCGGTAGCGGTAGATTGGTCAGCAGGTACTATATTTAAGTTTTCTAATTCATTAACAAGTGGTTTAGAACTAGACTTTACAAACTACAAAGCAGGTCAAATTATTAGCATATACGGTTTAACAGGTAGTCAAACTATTACATTAGATAGTGATGCCGGTACAAGCGAAACTTTTAACAAAGTAGGGGGTGTGGATTACGATGGTGGTTCAACAAACTTGTTACAAATAGAATGTGTAGACGATTCAGCAAATGCAGTTTTTAATTATTCGGTAGCAGCTTATGCTTCTGATGCAACACCAAGTTAGATGAAAGCAAAACAAATAGACGGTAACATTACCACATACAAAATTTTACCAAGCGAATACAAAAAGGCTGATGGTAAAGTCATACTAAACTTTAGAAACGCTGATACTGCTACACTTGAAGCCGAAGGGTTTTATGACGTTGTATTTGCTTCTTACGATCCTTTAGTACAAAACAAAGGCGGTCTTGAATGGGATTCTAAAAAGAAAATATTTACAAATAAAATTACCGACAAAGATTTTAACGTTGAGCAATTTGTGTTAGACGAAGATGGTGAGCCGACAGAAGAAAAAGAAAAGGTTTATAAAATAGCCGACATCAAAGCAAGCAAGTTAGCTGAAATAAAAGGTAAAGCAAATAGATTATTACAACCTACGGATTGGCAAATTATACGAAAAGCAGAAAGGGATGTAGCTATTAGTTCTGATGTAGTAACTGAAAGAGCAAAAATACTAACAGAAGCAAATAGATTAGAGGCAGAAGTAAATGCCAAAAAAACTTATAAAACCGTATTACAATATCAAGTAGCATTTTTCCCAAAAGAAGAAGTAGATGGCATTAAATAAAAGATTGTTTATAGGAGGCGCTGATGCTTGTACTACTGATACTGCTGATAAATTTGGCGATTCAAGNGGTGTGTTATTGTATTCTATGGACTACGATGCNTCTGATGCAAGTGGTACTGCNGATGGCTCACCTACTGATGTAACTTTTGGTATAGAAGGGCAAATAAATACAGGTGCAAGATTTANTGGAACAAGTAGTTTTATTGATACTAACTACACGCTGACTACTGACACGACTTTTTCGTTTTCTTGGTGGATGAATGCAGATTCCCCTACACAAAACCATTATATTTTTAATGATGGTAACGGAACAGGACACGATGGTAGTTTTGCAATATATCATAATACATCTGGTCAATTAGGGATGTGGATAGGTGCAAACGGAAGTGGGTATGCT